ACTATTAACGTAGATCGCACAGCTCTCACGACAGGAGAAGAAGGAGACGCTCCTTACGAGCAATTACTGCAACGTTTTTCGCTAGCAAACACGCAAATAGACGTTAGCGCTTCGAAATTTGTGCAGCCGTCAATTCATCCAAATCAAAAACTTAATACAGGTTATATAGTATTTCAAAACTATGCAGCTAGTTCATCAATTGAATTTGAAGGATTTGAAGAAACATACTATACCCCTTCCCCTTCGCTTGGCGGTGCAAGTTTGTATACGAATAAAGTTCGAATTGAATCATCCAGTTTACGCCCCGGTACTCGATTAAATATCGATTCTAAAGTAGAGCGATCTTCATTTGACAGATACTCAATCGATTCAAATCGTTTAGGAGTGTATTTTTCACCGCAAACTGCGATCAATGAAGATATTTTCAATCAATTAGGATATTTTGAAATAGACGATTATATCGGAAATCCTGGAGATTTATACAAAGACTATTATTCAGATTTAACAAATTTTGCAATTAAATATTGGAAAAAATATGACAATCGAAACGATTTCGAAGCGTATTTTCGAGCTTTGGAAATTTACGATTTCACTCTTTTCAAATACATTAAGCGAGTACTTCCTCAGCGAGTAAATGGAATCATAGGTTTAGTAGTTGAACCGAATGTGTTAGAACGTAGCAAAGTTAAGTTGCTAAACAAACCAGTTATAGAAGATTTATCATACAGTGCGTTAATTGTCGCTCCTGAGTCGATAATACCTAGTGCTGAATTTCAGTCTATTGAAGGCAGTATTGAAAATGAAGTAGCTCGTCCTTCAGGTGAAGTGCAAATCAATGAAGGAATTATTGATTATGAAGTTGATGTAAATAAATTACCGTCGACATACATACAGCATAGATACATAGGAAAATACAAAGTAACAGAAACTGGTTCGTACGAACCAATTCAAACGATTGTGTTAAATTCAACACCTTCATTTCATACTACAATACCAAACACAACAAATTTAACTGATCAATTATATGGAACTGGATCTTTTAATTTAGGGTCGTATTATACGCAAAGCGTGACTTCATTTTCAGCAGTGACTGAGTCGTTAATTGGACTTAATTTAGATTTAAGATCTTTTCGAACTACACCTCCATTTACTGTAGATAGATCGTTAGTATTTGCATCGTATAATTTTGACACGCCGTCGACTTTAGAATTGCGAAGTTCGGGTAGCACTTTTAGTTTTGAAAGAACAGATAGTTTTGACGTTGAAATTCCATATAATTCATTAGATGACGCAAATTACATTTTAAATGAAAATAATTCATATAAAGTTTCATTTGAATGGACTGCTAGTTTTACTGTAGCATTTTTACATGTAAATGACTATAGTTTATCTACTTACTGCAGTAATCAAATTGGTCAAAATAGCGTATACTTTTTTTCAGAGACTCTAACAGCTGCACCGACAACAACGTATGTTTATTCAGGATCTGTAACAAGAATAATATATCCTACATCAACTTCATTTACATTTGGAATAAATTATGCGGCTTTGTATGATGACCAAGGAATCACTCCGGCATATAATCCTGTTAATATAAAATATAAAAATTTTATAATTCAAAAAAATGACGTCGCATCTGATATACAAGATTCTCATTTCAGTGATAACGGCTTTTCTGGATTTTTAAATTTAAGATATTTCGGAAGTAAATTGACAGGGCCGGGAATTAACATTGACACGCCGAATACTATTGACGGAGGGCCGGTTGTGAAGATTACTACGGTTAATCCAAATCAGTTAGTATTTGCGAGCAATCAAATTTCAACTATTGATCAATCTGCTACCGGAACTCAGCGAAGATCTATTTAAGAATTTTCAATTACTAATATTTATTTAAAAGGAAAAAATGGGATATTTAAACAATAGCACAATTACTGTTGACGCTATTCTCACTAAAAAAGGCAGAGAATTGCTCGCGAAAGGTCAAAATGAATTTAGAATTACACAATTTGCATTGTCTGACGATGAAATTGATTATGATCTTTGGAATCCTGCGCATCCGCTAGGTTCTGACTATTATGGAATTATCATTGAAAACATGCCTCTTGTAGAAGCATTTACTGACGAATCTAATATTATGCGTTACAAACTCGTGTCATTACCGAAACGTACCGCTAGAATACCAGTAATCAATGTACCTCAAACGTCAATTACTTTAACCTCCCCGGGTCAAATTGCATCTATCGTACCGACTACTACAAATTTTACTTCAGGAAATGCTACGTTAGGATACACTGCTATTCTTTCTGATTCAGATGCCGCCACATTGCAAGTTACTCGTCCTGTAAATGCCGGCGTAAGTCCTACAGTGCCTAGATTTATCGGCGATGAAGAATCAGCTCAATCCGTATCAGCTGTTGGATTTAGTTTCAATGTCATAGCTAAACAGCAACTTGTTTCTGATGTCAATGCTACAATTACTATAATAGGTAATGAGACTGGCGGAAGAACTACTATTAATTTACTTGTTAAGAAAACTCAATTAGCAACCGCAACTAACGTTGCTATTACAAACGCACAATAATAATATAATATGGGACTTATTAGATCAAATCCTGCATCATTAGCTAGCCCTGTCTTGCCAGCTGCAGCTGGTATTAATACGGCTGGGGCTACAATCGGAGGAAGCTTGCAAGCTGCTGGTATTAGTACGGCTGTGCAAGCTGAAATTGAATCGCTAGCTATTGGAATTGCCGATCAGCGTGAAATAAATAACGATCCTCTTAGATCTAACTCAAACGGAAGAGTGTTTACTCGGTTTGATTTAAGATCAGATGTAGTTGGAAATCAAAAAACAATTGTAACGACAGGTCTTTTTTCCGGCAATGCCGCTACAATGTCTGTAATGTTTACAAGTTCATTGCAAACAGACTCTTCAAAAAATTACTACTACGAAGCTTGGAATGGCACTTCTACATCGTCAGAACCACAATTTTCCATTGCATATGGAAATAGACTTGGATCTGGATCGTCAGCAGCTGGCACGTTGAACGATTCACCTTCTCGAGCAATTTATTCGCAATATCGTTTATTGCTTTTAGAACCTGGCGACACTACATTTACAACTGGATTAGGTGATACAGATTCAATTTTTGCATTGAATTTTAACAGAGCTCGAATTAAAGATAAATTAGATCCAGGTAATTGGCAATTAACTATTGGAGAATTAGACGGGGCTGCTGTAGCGAACAATGTTCACACCGGATCCAATGTTAAAATTAAAACATCAAGTCCGAAATTTTTCAGTTTAATTGACGATTCCGGCCAAACTCAAGAAACAAATTTAACAAGTGCTGGACGTGTATTTAATATCGTGTCAGGTTCTATAACATCAGGAATTTTCAATTCAACCAATCCAGTATATTTTGGTTTATGTTATCCGGATATGGGAATTTTAATTTTAGACGGAAACATGTTAAATGCCTCGGCATCATTTAATATTGTGTCTGGATCGAATATTGCCGGTGATAACGCTTGGAAACTTTTTACGTCTGTATCTGGCGCAATGGCAAACAATAGTATTAATAATGCGTTTCAAGCTCGTAATGCTGAAACGGTAACTTCAACGCATTATTTTGTTCGAGTAAAAAATGCAGAGTATAATTTCTCAAACAATCCATCATTTGTAACTGGTTCAGTAGGAGAATTCGTTCAGCCTACATTTATCGGAGATCCGAAAGTTTACATTACATCGATTGGATTGTATAATGATCGTCAGGAACTTCTTGCTGTCGCTAAACTTTCTCAACCTGTGCAAAAATCATTTAGCAAAGAAGCTCTTATAAAGGTTAAGCTCGATTTTTGATAAATACAATAAAAATGCTAATAAATAGGCTCTTTGATATTTATATTAAAGAGCCTATCTACTTAAGTCATGGGAAAACCCGGCGTATTTAAAAATATTAATTATCAAGATCGTACGATCACTCCATTTAAAGTTTACAAGTCATGGAGATATGATTCAACATCTAGTTTAGATTCTGGAGGTCCGGATCGATTAGTTGCGATTAAACCAGATCCAGCACTATATACTGGAAATAAAGTTACACTTGATACATGGCAATTGCAAACAGATTCAGCTTCGCTGTTATTTAATATTGAACGAGATTTACCAGCTTCAGTTTTTTGGTATAGCTTAAATCATTTATATTATAAACGAGCCGGAAAACCAGCTGAGACGTTTGGATATGCCGATCCCGCTGCTATAGAGCGTACAATTTTCGATGAAGCATCTATAATTTCCATACCACAAACGCAGTTTGGAGAAGCTATTAAACCCAGGTCTGTAATCTTCAAACTGAAAAATAACAGTTTGTATACCGACTTAATTACATTGACAGATGATGGACAAGGAAATTTAATTGACACTGAATTAAGCAGTTCAATATCTCATGAAATGTTGTATTTAGGATTTAATTCATCGACATATGAGCGTAATTGGACTGACAGTCTTTCGCAGTTAACAACTTCTACAAATGACATTATTTCAATTTACGCAGACACGATTATTCCAGAATATTCAGTAACTGCGAAAAATGTATGGATTTATCCAAAGTCGTTATCAACTTCATCTATAAATTACGGAAACTCTGCATATTTCAATGGAACTTCATATATTAGAATTCCAAATCACGAATTAATTAATTTTAAGAAAAGTGAAGATTTTGCAGTTTCATTTTGGATCAATCCAGATTCAATTTCTTCGTTTTTCGGTACTCGACCGCGTTACATTTTAACAAAACGAACTACGGCTACTGGAAATTATTTATCTAGAACTCTTGTACGAACAGGCGACGTTAATATTAACGCACCACAATATCCAATTGAAATAACATTTAATCCTGCCACTGCATTTACTACTACTCAGGTTGTATGTAAGCAGTCTAATGGACCAGTAAAAACGACATTACGAGCTCCGGTCCTTTCCGGCCAAAATACTCACGTTTTAGTACAGCAGTCTGGATCTTCATTTCAATTATACATTAATGGCACACTAACAGCATCTGACACATTACCGACAGACGGTAACATTTACAGTAAAGCTGATTGGTTTTTAGGGTCACTTGGAACTTCAACTTCTCAAATGTATGAAGGATGGTTAGATGACTTTTTTATTTTTAAGAAAGCTTTAACTGCGGATGAAGTACTTCAATTAGCATTTACAGGATCTGAAAACTTAATGGTTACTAATACCAATGCAGTCGGCAATGTATTTTATGAGCATGGAATGATAGTTCTATCAGACCCTCGAGCAAAATACGGTACTTCATTGAACAGGCCATTCAATGACAAAGTTTACACATACACTTCTAATGTAACCGGATCAGGCACGTTATCTCAATTTTATTTAGAATACAATTCAACAGTTACTTTGTATGAACATGAGTATATTTGCAAAATAAAAGAAGATGAATTCAATTTTACTTCTAATGCAACTATTCGATTAGATAATTTTGAAAATTCTGAAGTACCAAAATCTTTCGTAGCTAATGAAGAATTTTCACCTTACATAACAACTGTTGGATTATTTGACAAACATGGTCGTCTGCTAGCCGTTGGTAAATTAGGCACGCCGATTAAAAAACGAGATGATGTCGACTTAAATATAATAGTTCGATTTGACGTATAAAATTTAAAAAGTTATGGCTCGCAAAAAATTTTCAAAAAAAGCTGTCGCGGCAATGTATGGTTTTCGCTCAGGATTGGAACTTCAAATAGATGAATCACTGAAGCAACGAGGTATAGATGGTGAATATGAAAAGCACATCATCAAATACACTAAACCAGAAACTCATCACAAATATCATCCAGACTTTCGGTTACCAAATGGAATATTCGTGGAAACGAAAGGCCGCTTCCTTACAGACGACAGAAAAAAACACTTGCTAATAAAAAGCCAATTCCCTGAATTAGATATTCGTTTTTTGTTTCAAAATGCAAAAACAAAAATTAGTAAAGCTTCAAAAACTACATATGCAGATTGGTGTGATAAGAACGGGTTTAAATGGGCAGAAAAAGCAATTCCTGATTCATGGATTCAAGAATAATTTTGTAGTTTGGTATGTTTATCTTATATTTTCTTGACGATGGATACTAGATTATTGCACATAACTGAGTCTGTGTTAGGAAAAGGAAAAGTTACTAACAAAGGAAATGTAGCGTTTAACTGCCCATTTTGCCATTCAACAAAAAAGAAATTAGAAGTGCAATTAATTACTTCTGATAAAGGCGAAAATCATTGGCACTGTTGGATTTGCAATGCAGCGGGTAAAAAAATGTCGACGCTATTCAAAGCTCTGAATGTAGGCAGAGATAAAGTTTCAGAACTTTATAAAATTTTAAAAATTCAGCCGAAAAGTTATGAAAAAGGATTTTATGATGATGTAATAGTTGAACTTCCAAAAGAATATACACCTCTTTATAAAACTTCAGACTCTACAGAATATAAAAATGCTATTCACTATCTTCGAAGTAAAAGAAATATTTCGCTATCTGAAATTGTAAAGTATGGAATCGGATACTGTGAGTCCGGAGAATATGCTAAAAAAATTATAATTCCTTCCTATGACGAAGCGGGCAAATTAAATTATTTTGTTGGACGAGCATATTATGACGTTGAAAGTTTCAAGCATAAAAATCCGGAAGCTTCAAAAAACATTGTAGGATTTGAATTGTTTATTAATTGGTCGCTTCCTTTGGTATTAGTCGAAGGCGCGTTTGATGCTATCGCAGTTCGCAGAAATGCAATTCCATTATTCGGAAAAACAATTTCAGAAGATTTACGTAAAAAAATTATAGAATATAAAGTATCAAAATTATATATTTGTTTAGATAAAGACGCTCAAAAACAAGCTCTTGCACACGCAGAATATTTTATGAACAATGGAGTAGAAGTTTATTTTGTAAATTTACATGAAAAAGATCCTGCAGAGATTGGATTTGAAAGTATGTGTAAATTGATAAAATCTACGAAGCCATTGACGTTTTCAAAATTTATAGAATACAAATTAGGAATATGAAAAAAATTGACATTGGAATTGACAAAATTAAGAAAATATATCACATCGCTGATGTGCATATAAGAAATCTTAAGCGACATCAAGAATATCGTATAGTTTTTAATCGAGCAGTAGATTTAATAAAAAAGACTTTAACAAAAAATGACATTATCTTTTTAGGCGGTGATATAGTGCACGCTAAAACTGACATGACTCCAGAACTCATTCAGGCAGTTCAAGAATTTTTCAAGCAATTTGCAGACATAGCGCCGACTATATTAATTACAGGAAACCATGACTGCAATTTAAATAATAAATCAAGATTAGACGCACTGACTCCAATAGTCAATGCACTAAATCATCCTAACTTACATTATTTAAAAGACTCCGATATATACGAAATTGCTGATAAACATTTCGTTGTTATGTCAGTATTTGACAAGCCAAAAGATTTTATTCGAGCTAGTTCATTTACTGCTGACTATAAAATTGCATTACATCACGGCGCAGTTAATAATGCAGTTACAGATATTGGATTTCGCCTGCAAAATGATCATGTTGATATTGATTTATTTGAAGGATATGAATTAGTACTGTTAGGTGATATTCATAAACCTGCACAGTATTTAAACGAAGCTAAAACGATCGCATATCCAGGGTCGACTATTCAACAAGGATTTGCTGAAGCACTGCATCATGGAATGTTGGTATGGGATACAGACACTAAACAGTCAGAATTTATAGAAATACCCAATGACATTTGTTATTACACTTTAGAAGTCGACGCTGGAAAATTTAGTACAATTCCGAAAGAATTGCAAGACAAAACAATTCGTCTTCGAATTAAATCACAAAATACTGAATCTGCAGACTTAAAAAAGATCATAGCTAAAATAAAATCAAAATTTACAATAGAAGAATATACTATTCAAAAAGTCAATGATTTTTCAGTAAATAAAAGTCGAGTTGATAGAATTAATATAGGCGACGTACGAGATGTTGAATATCAAAATGAATTAATTTCAAAATTTTTAGATAATAAATTCACTCTTGAAGATGAAATGTTAGATGGAATACGTCATGTTAATAGAACTGTCAATTCAAGTTTGCCAAATTTAGAAGTTCGAAGACATATATCATGGATTCCAAAACGATTTACATTTTCAAACATGTTTAGTTATGGAGTAGATAATGTTATAGATTTTTCTAACATGAAAGGGGTGTATGGAATATTCGCTCCTAACGCTTCAGGTAAATCTACAATGTTAGATGCTATTACATTTTGCATTTTTGATAAATGTGGTCGAACTTCAAAAGCATTAAATGTTTTAAATAATAGGTCAAATCAATTCAAATGTGAATTTGAATTTGAATTAGACGGAACAATGTATTTTATACAAAAGACAGGGACGAAAGGCCGCGGCGACCACGTGCGTGTTGATGTCGATTTTTACTCGATAAATGCAAATGGAGAAAAAGAATCGCATAATGGAAAAGAGCGTAGCGAAACAAATGACAACATTAGATCAATTTTAGGTACGTATGAAGATTTCGTTTTAACTGCATTGTCCGTACAAAACAACAATTCAGGATTTATTGACATGGCTCAAAAAGATCGAAAAGATTTACTTTCACAGTTTTTAGACATAAACATTTTCGAAGATTTATATAACATTGCCAACAATGACATTAAAGAAGTGTCTACGTTGTTAAAAGAATATCAACGACAAGATTTCGGTAGCCAATTAGCTCAAGCCGTATCAGATGCAAATTTATACTCTAAAGAGCATAAAGATTATCAATTAGATAAAATTTCAATCGAGGCAAAATTGTCTGAATTGACCAATTCAATATTAGACTTAACTACAAAAATTGTACCAATTGACGATACCATTGAAGATATTACTGCGTTAACAGAATTAAAACTCAAAGTAGAATCAATTTTAGCGCAGATTAAAACAAGCCTGGCAAATAAATCAGCCGCGTTAGTGCAAATAGATTTAACAGTAGAAACTGTAAAGTCTCGATTAAATACATTTAATATTACAGATATCCAGCATCGTATAGATAGACTAAATACGTTGACGATACAGGAAAGAGACTTAAACGTAGCTGTCGAAAAGCTGAAGACTGAAGTGCGTCATAAACTGGATAAAATGGAAAAGTTAAATGACTTAAAATACGATGAAAATTGTGATTTTTGTATGAATAACATTTTTGTAAAAGACGCGATTAACACAAAATCTTCTATTGAAGCTGATAAGTTAGAAGCTTTAGATTTAGTTGAAAAGCTAAATTCAATTAAATTGCAAATTTCTGAATTGCAGCATGTGCTTGACGAAAAAGAAAAGTTCACTTCGCTACAACATGAAATTCATCAACTTGAATCACAGCAAGCCGTTATCAATTCGGAAATTCATCAACTTGAATCGAAAATGCACCAGGCCGAGTCAAAACTTGAACAGGTATCGAGACAAATTGAAGAGTATTACAAAAAAGAAATTGCAATTCAAGAAAATAAACAGTTGCGATCTGAAATTTCTATTTTAAATGGAGATG